AGCTTGAGTGGCGTCTTGTCGGCAGCCGAGTTCCTGCGCAAGGTGGCGGGGCTGGACCGGCAGGAGGTCAACGCCAACCAAGGCGACAAGTTCTCCATCACCATCAATTTTTCAGGCGCACCCACGCTTGGTGGTTCACAAGCAGCAGTCCAAGTGATCGACGCGGTGGCACTTCCGGTGCTCGATCTGCCTGACCCCCCGACGTACATCCAACGAGTCTTCAGCAACGAGCTGGCGTACGAATGAGTCTGGTCTACACCCCGGTGCCCAGCACCGAACCCTTCATCCAGAGCGACAAGTTCGCCAATTTCATCGTCGGCCCGGTGGGTTCCACCAAGACCACGGCCAGCATCATGAAGATCGCCTTCGAGGCCAAGCGCATCGCGGCGGGCAAAGACGGCGTGCGGCGCAGCCGTATAGCGGTGGTGCGAAACACCCGGCAGATGCTCTACGACACGACGATCCCCGACTTCCTCAAGTGGTTCCCAGACGGGGTGGCGGGGACGTTCATGAAAACGGACTCCAAGTTCCTGCTCAAGTTCGACGACGTGGAGTGCGAGGTGCTGTTCCGGGGACTGGACGACGCCAACGACGTGCGGCGGCTGCTCTCCTTGCAGCTTACGTTCGGCATGATGGACGAATTCCGCGAGATTCACCCCGACGTCTACAACGCGCTGACAGGTCGCTTGGGCCGCTACCCGGACAAGACGATGAACGGCGTGGGGGCGTGCGACGACTCCGGCAAGCAGATTCACAAAGTCTGGGGCGCGACCAACCCGCCGGATGCCGACACCTTCTGGGAAGAGCTGCTGTCGCAGCCCCCGGCCAACGTCCACGTCACCATCCAGCCCAGCGGCAGAAGCCCGGAGGCCGACTGGACGCAGCACCTGCCCGATGGCTACTACGACAACCTGTGCGAGGGCAAGGACGAGGCGTGGGTCAGCGTCTACGTGGACGGGAACTTCGGAGAGTCACTCTCGGGTAAACCCGTATTCAGGAGTTTCAGCTACGACACCCACGTCGCCAAGGAGCCGACCAAAGTCCTGCAAGCCACCAACGTGCTCATCGGGGTGGACGCGGGCCTGAGCCCTGCGGCGGTGATCGGGCAGGTGGACTACACCGGGCGGGTCATCCTGCACGACGCCATCATCAGCGACGGCATGGGGGCGCTGCGCTTCATTCGCGAAAAGCTGAAACCGCTGCTGACCAACAAGTACGCCAACGCCAAGGTCACCATCATCATCGACCCGGCGGCATTCCAGCGGGCGCAGACCGACGAGCGATGCGTGGCGGACATGTTCAAAAACGAAGGCTTTCACGTCAAGGCGGCCAAGACCAACGTCATCTCGGCACGGCTGGCAGCCGTTGAGCAGTATCTGACACGCATCGTGGACGGCAAGGCGGCGATGCTGTTCAACCCCGAGGGGGCAGGGCCGCTCATCCAAGCCATGCGGGGCAAGTACCGCTACCGGGTGTCCACCAAGGGCGAAGTGGACGACAAGCCGGAGAAAAGCCACCCGTGGTCGGACGTGGCGGACGCGCTGCAATACCTTTGCTTACACGCCGACAACGGCGCGATCTTCGGTCGCACTACAAACAATAGACGGGAAATCAAGAAAGTGCGTTACCATTACGCCTGATCTGTTAGCATCTAAGGGATACCATGCTTGGACTACCCGCCCCCAACCAGAGCGCAGTGCAGCCGGTTGCACCGGCTCCCACCATGTCCATCGGCGGCTTCATGCCCGTGGCGAGCGCCGCACAGTTGGAGGCGGAGGACAAGAAGGCCGCTGCCATCGGCCAGCAGCAGGCTCCCATTCAGGGGCTCGCGCAGCACGTGCGCGGGGTGTGGCAGGTAGCGCGCACCTCCAAGGAACAGACGGTCGAGCCGAGACTCCTTGCTAACCTGCGGGTGCGTCGGGGCGAGTACGACCCCAATGAACTTGAGGAAATCCGCAAGCAGGGCGGCTCCGAGATTTACATGATGATCGGCTCGACCAAGTGTCGGGCGGCGGCGTCTTGGCTGCGCGACGTCATGGTGGCGGTGCGGGACGAAAAGCCGTGGACGCTCATGCCCACGCCGATCCCCAACATGTCGCCGCAGATCATCGAGGAGGTCAAAGCCAAGGCCACCCAGATGCTGGCGCAGTACATGATGGCCACGGGGCAAATGCCCGACGAGGCGACGCTGCGGCAGATTCTCACCCAGATGCGCGACGAGTTCATCGTCCAGCTCCGCGACGAGGCGGTCAAGAAGTCCGAGCGCATGGAGGAGAAGATGGAGGACCAGCTCCTAGAGGGCGGGTTCCTGAAGGCGCTCAACGAGTTCATCGACGACATCACCACCTTCCCCACCGCGTTCATCAAGGGGCCGGTGATCCGCCGCAAGCCGCGCCTGAAGTGGGAGCAAGACCCGCTGACCGGCGAGTACAAGCCGAACTTCTCGGATGACCTCGTGGTGGAGTGGGAGCGGGTGAGCCCGTTCGACATGTACCCGCATCCGGCGATGACGGACATCAACGACTCCATGCCGCTGATCCAGCGGCACCGGCTGACACGCAGCCAGCTCAACGAGCTCATCGGGGTCGAGGGCTACGACGACGCCGCCATCCGGGCGGTGATCGACGAGTACGGCAAGGGCGGCCTGCGCGAATGGCTGATGGTGGACACCTCGCGGGCGCAAGCCGAGGGTCGCAATACCGTCTACGCCATGACCAACAACGAGGGCACCATCGATGCGCTTCAGTTCTTCGGCCCGGTGCCGGGGTCGATGCTGCTCGACTGGGGCATGACTGAGCAGCAGGTGCCGGAGAAGTCCAAGGAGTACCACTGCGAGGTCTGGCTGATCGGCCACTGGGTCATCAAGGCCGTGCTGAACTTCGATCCGCTGGGTCGCAAGCCGTACTACGCCTCGTCCTACGAGCGCGTGCCCGGGGTGTTCTGGGGCAACAGCGTGGTGGACCTGTGCAAGGACAGCCAGAAGATGTGCAACGCCGCTGCGCGGGCACTCGCCAACAACATGGGCATCGCCAGCGGCCCGCAGAGCTACATCAACGTGGACCGTCTCCCCGCCGGGGAGGAAATCACCGAGATGTACCCGTGGAAAATCTGGCAGGTCACGTCCGATCCGATGGGCTCCGGTGGCGATCCGATCAAGTTCTTCCAGCCCAACATGTACGCGCAAGAGCTGATGGCGATCTTCCAGCAGTTCAGCGTGCGCGCCGACGAGGACACGGGCATTCCGCGCTACATGACGGGCGAGTCGCCCTCGGGCGGGGCGGGTCGGACAGCGTCCGGCCTGTCCATGCTGCTGGGCAATGCCTCGAAAACCATCAAACACGTGGTCTCCAACGTCGATCTGGACATCGTCAAGCCGGTTCTGGAGCGACTTTTCGACCACAACATGATGTTCGCCGACGACCCCGAGCTCAAGGGAGACGTCCAGATTGTGGCGCGTGGCGCTACAAGCATCATGCTCAAGGAATCGGCGCAGGTTCGCCGCAACGAGTTCCTCGCAACGGTCGCTCAGAACCCGGTTTTGAGCCAGATCGTGGGCATGGAGGGCATCGCAACCCTGTTGCGCGAGTCCGCCAAGACGCTGGACATGCCAAATGTGGACAAGATCGTGCCAAATCTTGACAAAGTGAAGCTCATGCAGATGCTTCAGGCCAATTTGCAGGCGGCACAAGCCCAGAGTCAGGGTCAGGAGGCCGAAAAATCGGCTTCTCGGCCCAACAACAGTGGTCAGGAACTCACTAACGGAGCTCCGGTCACTGATAACTTCAGCCCACAACCCCAGTAAGGAGCTTCTGATGAAGAAAATGGTCAAGCCGCCCATGCCGATGGGCAAAAAGATGGGCAAAGCCCCCGGCTACAAGGCGGGCGGAGCCGTGTTCAAGCCCTGCGCAGGCTGCAAGAACCCCAAAGGGTGCGCTGCCGCCGGTAAGTGCATGGCCAAAGGCAAATAATTGTTGACAACACCACACTGTTAGCATATACAATCCGAACATGCTGACAAAGCCGACCGACAAGGAGCTTCTGGCCCTTGCAAGACTCTCAAGGTCGGATGATGGCAAGATTTTGATGGAGTACATGGCGCGAGCCAAACAGGAAGTAGTGGACAAACTCGTGACGGTAGACGCCGACTCGATGATCCGCCGCCTGCAAGGACGCGCCGAGGCTCTAAACGATTTGGCTGAGGCGTTGGAGACCGCTCCCGACCTCGTTTTGAAACTTGAACACCGAGCTCGCAGCCGGTAAGGAAAACCATGGGACTTCCCGCACAAATTCAGCAACAGCTCGACGCTGCTGAAGCAATCCAGAAACAGTTGGCCCAGCCCCCCGAGGCTGAGGCGGAAACGAAGGACACCGAGCCCGCTGAAGAAGCGAAAGAAACCCCGTCTGTCGAAGTTGCGACTGAGCCTGCCCCGGCGGTAGAGCCCAAGAACGACGAATACGGCCTGTTGGAGCAGCGATATCGCTCGCTGCAAGGCATGTGGCAAAGCGCCAATGCCCGCTTGCAGAAGGCTGAAGCTCAGAACTCTGAGCTCGCCGAGAAACTGCAAGAAGCCATCGACAAGCTGGAAAAAGTCGCTCAGGCCAAACCCGCAGAGCCTAAGCCGTCGTCGCTGGTGACAGACAAAGACGCTGAAGCATTCGGCACTGATTTGATTGATCTGGCCCGCAGGGTCGCCAAAGAACAATTTGGCGAGCGCGAACAGCAACTGCTGGGCGAGATTTCGGCACTGAAGCAACACCTCGCGGCGCAGGACCAGAAACTCGGGTCCGTAGCGCAATCTCAGGTGGTGTCCGCTCAGGACCGCTTCTACGGCGCGCTGGACTCCGGTCTGCCGCAGTGGGAGTCGATCCAAGGCACCCCCGAGGCGCAGCAGTGGCTCCAGACCCGTGTTCCGGGCACCCGGACGACGTGGAATGACGCTCTGCTTGCTGCCGCGCAGGAGTTCGATGCGCCTCGTGCACTTGAAGTGTTCGAGACCTTCCTCGCGCTGCACCCGCAGCTCGATGCGCGCAAGAAACAGGTTGCTCCGGACCAATCGAAGAAGGCTGAGCTCCAGCGACAGGTAGCGCCGTCCAAATCGGCGTCTGCTCCTGCGGCTTCTACGGGCAAGAAGACCTACTCGGCGGCGGAATACTCCTCCGAGATGGATCGAGTGGTTCGTATGAACAAGGCACGGCAGTACGACGACGCGACGGCACTTGAGCGAGAACTCGATGCCGCGTTGAGTGAGGGGCGAGTGACCCCCTGATGCGCGGCTCCTAAGCTAAGGAGCTTTTGTCATGGCAACCGTAACCGCAGGTGCACTGTATCCCGTTTCGAGCAGCGGCACCTTCCCCAACGCTAACTTCACGACCAACCCGGCGTACTCCGGTACGTTCATTCCGACCGTCTGGTCTGGCAAGCTGAACGCCAAGTTCTACTCTGCCACCACCTTCGGTGACATCGCCAACACCAACTGGCAAGGCGACATCGGCAACATGGGTGACAAGGTCATCATCAACAACATCCCGACGCTGAACGTCTCGGATTACACCGCCGGTACGGCCCTGACCTATCAGGTGCCCACCCCGGATACCATTGAGCTGTCCATCGACAAGGGCAAGTACTTCGCTTTCCAAGTGAATGACGTGCTTGAGTATCAGGCCAAGCCGAACCTGATGGAGATGTTCTCCACCGATGCAGGCAACCAGCTCAAGATCAAGGTGGATACCGACTGCTGGCTGGGCGTGTTCAATCAGGCCGCTGCCGCCAACGTGGGTGCTACCGCTGGTGCTCTGTCTGGTGCCTACAACATGGGTACCGACGCTGCTCCGGTGTCGCTGACCTCGGGCAACATTCTGTCCTTCATCACCTCGATGGCCACCATCCTCGATGAGCAGAACATCCCCGAGACCGACCGCTGGCTGGTGATTACCCCCGCCGAGCGTCAACTGCTGATGAACAGCAACCTCGCACAAGCCCAGTTCATGGGCGACAGCGAGTCGGCGCTGCGCAATGGCCGTATCGGTCGCATCGACCGCTTCACCGTGTACCTGAGCAACCTGCTGCCGCGTGCTGCACTTGACCAGAACTACACCGGCGGTGCGGACGCTGGCAAGCCGAAGCGTCACACGATCCTTGCTGGTCACAAGTCGGCGTTCACCTTCGCGTCGCAGATCAACAAGGTCGAGACGGTCCGTAACCCCAACGACTTCGGTGACTTCATCCGTGGTCTGATGGTGTACGGTCGCAAGGCTGTCAAGACCGAGGCGTTCACCACCGGCATCATCGCCGGTTGATAGGGCGGGGCGGGGTAACACCCGCCCCATCTGATCTTTTAAGGAGAACGCAATGGCTTTGAGCAGCTTTAGCACCGCGTATCGCGGCGTTTGGTCGGGCACGGACGACGCTGTCGTCGTCAGCGGTATCACTGTTGCCGCTGGTAACAACAGCCAAGCTCTGGCTGTCGCCCTGACCGGCGAAGTCAACCTGATCGGCACTTCCTCTGCCACCGCTTCTACCGGCGTGCGTCTGCCCGCTGGTACGAAGGCCGGTGACATGGTGGTCGTGCACAACGGCGGCGCTAACACCACTCTGGTGTACCCGGCGACCGGCGGCAAGATCGACGCGCTGAGTACGGATGCTGGCTTCAGCATGACTACCGGCAAGAAGGCCGTGTTTGTCGCCACAAGCGACAAAAACTGGGTCGCCATTCTTAGCGCGTAACCTGAAACACCCGGATAGAATCCGGGTGTTTCTTCATCTGGGGCCGCTATGGGAACCGTAACCGCCAAGACCATCATCGACCGGGCGACTGTCTTGTTGCAGGACGTGACCAACGTGCGTTGGCCGCGTGCCGAGCTTCTCGATTGGACTAACGAGGCGCAACAGTACATCGTTACCGTCAAGCCGGGTGCTAACGCGAAGGTAACCAACGTCACCCTGCCTGCGGGCTCCTATCAGACGCTGCCGTCTGATGGCGCGTCTTTGCTTGACGTGCCGCGCAACACCACCGGGCGCGCAGTGCGCCTGATCACGCGAGAGATTCTCGACGCGCAGTTGCCGACGTGGCATGCCGCCACGCAGAGCAATACCGTGACGCATTACGTGTACGACTCGAACGTACCGACGTCGTTCTACGTCTACCCGCCGAGCAACGGC